ATATGCCCAACTACAGCGCCATCAGGCAAGAGTACAGCGATGCCTTGCCCGGTTGGCAGCTGGTCAAGCGTTGCGTAAAGGGGCCGAGAGAGGTCCGCAAGTACGACGAATATCTGCCAATGCCTGATCCGCTCAACCAGAGCGAAGAGAACAAGGCGCGGTACGAGCAGTTGAAGAAGCGAGCCATGTTCCTGAACGTGGTTGGCCGCACGCGTACAGGGCTGCTGGGCGCCGTCTTCCGAAAGACTGCCGAGGCCAGCCTGCCTACAGCCATTGAATACCTGCTGGAGAACGCCAGCGGCGACGGTGCTAGCCTTGAGCAGCTGAGCAAGGAGTCGACCGGGGAATGCCTCGACACCGGGCGCGGCGGCCTGCTGGTGGACTTTCCAAAGGTCAAGCTGCCAGAAGGCCAGGTCGCGCTGACCGTGGCCCAGGCCGCCAACTCGCGAGCCTTCATCCACTTCTACTGCGCCGAAAGCATTATCAACTGGCGCGAGGACGTGATTGGCGGTGTGCGCCGGCTGACGCTGGTAGTGCTGCACGAAAAGATCAATGAGCCCACTGCCGATGGCTTTGAGTTCACCGCCAAGGACCAATACCGGGCCTTAATGCTGCGTGACGGCAAGTACGTGCAGAGCGTGCACAGCGCTGACAACCCTGAAGGCGAAGAGACAGAGCCCAAGGACAAGGTAGGCCAGCCGTTCTATCACATCCCGTTCCACTTCTTCGGCTCCGAGAACAACGACGCCAGCATCGACAAGGCGCCGCTCGAGGACTTGGCCGAGGTGAACATCCTCCACTATGGCAACAGCGCTACGGTGGAAGAGTCGGGTTTCATCAGTTCGCAGCCAACCCTGTTCATCACCACCTCGATCAGCACGGATGAGTTCGTCAAGGCCAACCCGAACGGTTTGCACATCGGTTCGCGGCGCGGTCACAACTTGGGCGCCACTGGCACGGCCACCATGCTTCAGGCCAACGAAACCCAGCTGGCCCGCGAGCTGATGAAGGACAAAGAGCAGCAGATGCTCATGATCGGTGCCCGCATTGTCCAGCAGGGCGGCGGCGCCGAGACGGCAGAAGCCGTTCGCATCCGTTACAGCTCCGACAATTCGGTATTGGGCACTATCGCCGGCAACGTGAGCGAGGCGGTACGCCTGTCCCTGTTCGATGCCCAGCGCTTCATGGTCGGGACTGTCGACGAAGAAGGGACGGTGTTCTGGCTCAACCAGGAGTTCTTCGACGAAGCCATGGACGCCCAGGCGATCCTGGCCCAGATGCAGCTTTGGCAACAGGGCATCATCGCCAAGAAGGACTTCCGCACCAATCTGCGCCAGGCCGGCGTTCTGGAATCGGATCGCACGGACGAGGATATCGACGCCGACCGCGAGGAAGAGGCGCCGGTCGTTGGGAGCGAGCCAGTGACCGGTGAACCTCCGACCAATCAGCCACCAGGGGTGAACGATGAGTAGTGAAGGCTACCTGACGGACGCCACCACCCGGCACCAGGTCTACGCCCAGCGGTATGCGGGCGGAAACCTGAAGCGGGTGGCGGCATTCATCAGCAAGGCCATCAAGACGGCAAAGGATCGCGTATCAGCTGGGCTTAGCGATTACGGCACCAGACGCTACACCTCGCAGATAGAAACGCTCCAAGGCGATTTGCGGAGCATCTACGACGACCTGAAGGGCAGGGCGCAGTTGGACCTCGGCGAGTTCGCGGTCTACGAGGCTGAGTTCAACGCGACAATGCTGGGAAAGGTCGTGAAGGCCGTTGTTCAGCTCAACGTGCCGTCGGCGGAGATGGTTGCGGCCCTGGCTGATCCGCTGCAGCTCGAAGCCCGCAAGGGTGTGCAGCGCATCAGCATCGCCGGCGCACTCGACCAGTTCGGGACCAAGAAGGCCGCCGAGATCATCGGCGAGATCCAGATCGGTTCGAGCTTGGGCGAGACCAGCCAGCAGATCGGCCGGCGCCTCACCAGCATCCACCAGCTGCATCAGGATCAGGCTACGTCGCTCGTCAGGACCATGACCAACCATGTCGCCAGTTCGGCGCGCATGCAGACGCTCAAGGCCAACGACGACATCCTCAAGGGTAAGCGCCGCATTGCCACGCTGGACGGCAGGACATCGCCGTTCTGTCGGTCCATCGACAACCAGGTAGTGCCGCTCGATGCGCCTTCACCACCATTCCACTGGAACTGCCGAACCTCGGAGATTCCGGTGCTGAAGGATGAGTATGCGCGGGAGATTCCTGGCTCAACCCGGCCCTCAGTCGGGCCTGATGGTGCTGCGCAGGTGTCGAGCAAGACGACCTATCAGGATTGGATTTCCCGCCAGCCTGCGGCCTTCCAGCGCGACGTGCTCGGCCCGAGTCGGTATGCCCTGTTCACCAAGGGCGACCTGACGCTCGACAAGTTCGTCGACGACAACGGCAAGACGCTCAACCTGCAGCAGCTGAAAGACCTGGAGCCGCGCGCCTTCGAGCGAGCGGGACTTTGACCTCGGAGACGAATATGACTGACCAAGAAATCGAGCAAGAGATTCAAGCCAAAGGCCTGACTGCGCCGCGCGTGACGCCTGCGGACCTGAAAGCCAACATTGCCAATACGGAAATCGTTAAACACGTCTCTCCCTCTGGCCAGATTCTGCGCTGGGCGGTGCTGACTACGGTTAATGGCTTCGCAGTAACCGGACGCCCTTCCGCCAGCGCGTCATCGGCGAACGACAATGCCGAGATCGGCGAGAAGATCGCCATTGAGAACGCTACCCAGGAGCTGTGGCCACTGATGGGCTACGCGCTCAAGCAGCAATTGCACGAAGTGAAGTAACCCAACACCGAATCACCAAGCCGGCCATGAGCCGGTTTTTTTACGCCCGCGGCTGAGCCAACGGCAAATCATCCGGGGGATGACATGAAATACCTGATCGACAAGGCTGCATACGACGCACTCGAACCATCCTTGCAGGCTTTCTACAAGGCCCAGGGCGAAGACTACGTGCTGGCTGTTGAGGGGCTGCCCACCGGCGGCGGTGACCTCGAAGGCTTGCGCAACCAGGTGCAAACGCTGCTCACCGAGAAAAAGGACGAGAAGCGCAAGCGTGACGCTGCCGAGGCCGAGCAGCGCCGACTGCAGGAAGAGTCGCAGCGCGCCAATGGCGAGTTTGAGCAGCTCTACACCAGCGCCCAGCAGGCACTGGAGGCCGAGCGCGCCAAGAACCTGGAGATCATGACCCGGGTTGAGCGCCGCGACCTGAGCGCCGCCGCCAGCAAGATTGCCACCGGCATCGCCGACGGCGAGAACGCCGAGATCCTGGCCGAGTTCGTTGAGCGCCGCCTGAAGATCGTAGAAGGCCAGGTCAAGGTCACGGACGCCTCCGGCAACCTGACCATCGCAACTCTCGAAGACCTGGCGAAAGAATTCCAGCTTTCACCGCGCTATGCCTCATTGGTGCGGGGATCGCAGGCAAGCGGCGGCGGGGCTGCCGGTAATGTGCGTGGCGGGGCCACCAAGCAGTTGAACGAAATGAGCGATGCAGAGCGCATCAAGCTCTCTAACGAAAATCCGGCACTGTTCAACCAGCTGGTTGCCCAGGCCAAATCCAAGGAATAAGGCCCCATGCCTATCACCACTATCGGTAACATCATCACCGGCAATATCCCGGTGCTGACCTCGTACCTGACCCAAGACCCGGTTGAAAAGACCGCGTTCTTCGAGTCCGGCATTCTCACCCCAACCCCGTACGCTGCCGAGATCGCCCGCGGCCCGTCGAACATCGCGAACATTCCGTACTGGAAGTCGATCGACGCTTCCATCGAGCCAAACTACTCGAACGACGTGTACGCCGATGTGGCCGAGCCGCGCAACATCGAAACCGGCGACATGATGGCCCGCGTTGCGTACCTCAACGAAGGCTTTGGCCAGGCTGACCTTACCGTCGAGCTGACAAGCAAGAACCCGCTGCAATCGGTTGCTGCGCGGCTGGACAACTTCTGGCAGCGCCAGGCACAGCGCCGCCTGCTGGCAACCACCTTGGGGATTTACAACGACAACATCGGAGCGACCGATGCGTTTCACGTCCAGAACGACATGGTGGTCGATGTATCTGCAACCGGCGGCTTCGACGCCAATGCCTTCATTGATGCTGAACAGACCATGGGTGACGCAGCCGTTGAAGGCGGCGTGATCGCTATGCACAGCTTCGTGTTCGGACAGCTGCGAAAGGCCAACCTGATCGACTTCATCCAGGATAGTGAGGGCACCAAGCGCGTCGCCTATTACGGCACGCGTCGCATCGTGCAGGATGATGAAATGACCGTCATCGGCTCCGGCGCCTCCCGCAAATTCATCAACGTTCTTTTCAACGGCGGCGCAATTGGCTACGGCGAAGGTGCGCCCGAGCATCCGACTGCGTTCGAGCGCCAAGAAGCGCGCGGCAACGGTGGCGGTGTTGAAGTGCTGTGGTCCCGCAAGACCTGGATGATGCACCCGCTGGGTTACAGCTTCCTGTCGGCGACCATCACCGGTAACGGCACCGAAACCACGCCTCGCTCTGCCTCCTGGCAGGATCTGGCGCTGGCCACCAACTGGAACCGCGTGATGGAACGTAAGCACGTCCCGATTGCCTTCCTGGTCACTGGTGTTCCTGCGCCTTAAGCCATAAGGGGCGGTACGCCGCCCCGTCAAGGAGTACATGCCAATGGCTACCCCAAAAACTGGCAAGGGTTTGCCGCGGTCTCTCAAGTCCGCCAAGCCTTCTGCCGCAACAGTTCAGGTTGCAGCTGATGCAACCAACGGCATTGTCGCCGGTGACCTGCAGGCCACGCTGACAGCTATGGCTGCCCGCATCAAAGCGCTGGAGACCCCGTGATGAGTGACAACTACGTGAAAAAGACCCAGTTCGCCGGCCTCGAGCAGGACGAAGACGGCCAGGTCAAGCTGAAGACCAGGGATGTAGAGGCTGATGCCTTGGTCCATGTCGAGCCGCAACAGAAGGCTGCCCGTAAAAACGGCGGCGGCGACGACAAGAAGTAACACCCGGGGCTTCGGCCCCACTCATTCAAGCGGAGGCCAGATGGCTACCTACATCACTGTGGCGGACGTTGACGCCATCCTGGGCACCGATTGGGCGCCAGATGACAATAAAGCCCGCGCAGTGTTGCAGGCGAATGCCTATCTGACCTCGCTCAATCTGGTCGGCGTCGATATGGACGCAATCCCGGATGAGGTGAAGCAGGCCGGCGCCGAGCTGGCTAAGGTCGCCTCCCAGGGCAAGCTGTACCAGCAACACACCGAGGGATCGCTGGAGGCCAAGACGGTGAAGGCCGGATCGGTCACCACCAGCAAGACCTTCGCGTCTATCGACACAACCAAGTCCAGTTCGCTGCCCGACGGCGTGCAGTTCGCCCTTGGCCTTCTCGGTCCCTGGCGTACCAGCGCCTTCAGCTTCAACGTATACAGGTGACCCATGGGCCTACGCGAAGAAATCCAGGCGGACCTGGCCGAGGCTTTCGATACTGACCTCGCCGATGCTGTTCAGCCATTCGCCGGCGGCGTGACACTGCCCGGCACGTGGGACCCGGTCACAGAGGCCGCAGGGCCGCCTGTTGTGATTGCCTACACCGGGCGTGGCGTGTTCGACGCCTTCAAGATAGCTCAGGTAGATGGCGTGAACATCCGCGCCACTGACCAGCTGCTGATCGCGCTGACCAACGAAACGATCGGCGACATCCCAGACATCGGCCACAGGATCAATGGGTTTGACGTGGTCAACGTCCAGACTGACCCGGCCGGCGCCCACTACGAGATCCAGCTGAGGAAAGTCTGATGACCACCAAGGCAGGCTGGAGCCATAGCCTTACCGAGTTCGCGGACCAGGCCGGCGAGGACATAACGCAGATGGCTCGCGCCATTGGCATAGCGATGCTCACCGAAGTAGTGAATCGATCTCCTGTTGGCAATCCCGATCTTTGGGAGGCGAACAAGGCCCTCAGATCAAAGAACACTGCACTGGCTGATGCCTACGACGCCAACGTCGACGCTCGCAACGCCAGCAATACCGGGCGGAAGAAGTTCAAGAAGCTGACCCAGCGCGAGCGCAAGGAAAACTTCTACGTCGATGCCAAGGCGGCGGGAAAGGGTTATATCGGAGGCACATTCCGCGGTAGCCACATGGTTTCCATTGGCGCCCCGGATTTAACGGTCGTCGAAAACGTAGACCCGTCCGGCCGCGAGACAATCAACAAAGGCGCGATGCTCATCAGGGCCTCGGGCCAGTTCCCAGTAATCTACATCCAGACGAACAGTCCCTACGGCGAGATGCTGGAACTGGGTCATTCCACCCAGGCGCCCGGCGGCGTTTACGACCTGGCCTTTATCGGCGTGAGCGAGGCCTACAAATGACCTACGAGCAGATCAGGGTGCTCATCACTGCGCGCATGGTGGCCTTCACTGGCGTTGAGCAGGCACGGATCGACTACCCGAACCAGCCGGCCGTGTTCACGCCGCCGGACGACGGGCTGTGGTGCCGCCTGAATATTCAGTACGCCTCGGCCTTCATGGCCGGCATGGCTGACCGCCCATACACACGCAAGCCCGGGCAGATCAGCATTCAATGCTTCGCCAGGGAGCGCACCGGTACAAAAGCCATAACGGAATTGGCCGACGCGCTCGAGGCGCACTTCGCCTACTGGATGTCCGGCGACCTCGAATGCATGGAGGCCAGTCAGGTGGTCGCCGGTGAGTTCGAAGGCTTCTACCAGATCAACGTGAACATCCGGTTCCGCGCCGGCTGAGGATTGCAAATGAGCGAAGTAACGAAAGAATTGCACCGCAGCCTTATCCGGGCCGCGAAAGGCGCTCTTGCAGCATGGGAGCGCTGGCTATCAGCAAAGGAGAAGGGCGATGAATCTTGATGAGCTGAACGCAGCAAGGATCGAGCTTGCGCAACAGATTGCTGCCTCACTTGAAAAGCAAATGGCTGATTTCAAGCAAAAAACAGGCGTTGCAGTGAGCGACCTCGAAATTGAAACCAATACCCAGCAATACATGGACGGCAGTAGATCCTGCGTGATTCTAAGTATCGACATACAGCTGGACGTTCAAATCAAGCTAGCTAATGGCATCGGCGCTTCAACACACATCCGCTTCGAAAACTAAAACCCCGCACCACCGGGCACGCTGACCAGACCCGCCGCAAGGCCTCTCTGCTCATCACGCCTCCCCGGATCAATTGATCTAAGGAGGCTCCGATGAGTTCGGGCGCAAAAGTTGTAAGCCACATCATCAAGGAGGTCACGCCAGGCGTTACCCCCACCGGCACCTGGGATACGCTGCGCCTGACCGGCAATGCCCTGACCCCGACCGTCAACACCGAGGTAAGCGACGAGATCACCGACACCCGCTTAAGCCAAGGCTCGGTGGCTACCAGCATCGATATCGGCGGCGACCTGACGGCGGAGTTCTCGTTTGGCTCGTTCGACCAGCTGCTGGAAGCCGCCTTCTATGGCGTGTGGACCGCTGACGTGCTGCGTGTGGGCGATACCCGCAACACCTTCAGCATCGCCAAGGGCTACAACGATGTCGGCGTCTACGGCCTGTTCAAGGGCGCACACGTCTCGACCTTCTCCCTCGATATTCCGTCCGAAGGCAAGGTCACGACCACCTTCAACATGGCGTGCCTCGACTACACCGACGGCGAAGTGCCGATCGTGGTGTCGCCCAATGCCCCAACCTCCACTCCGTTCCTGTCGAACAACAACGTCGGCACGATCCTGGTCAATGGTCAGTCGCTCGAAGGCGTGGCCTGCGTATCGGCCATGACCATCGCCCTGGACAACAGTTTGCAAACCCAGCGCTGCCTGGGCTCTGAGAGCCTTGGCCCTGGCGCCCACATCGCGACCGAGGCAGCCATCACCGGCAGTATCACCCTGGCCTGGTCCAAGCGCGCATGGCAGCTGTGGAAGAACACCTTCACCCGCACCCCTATTGCGGTGGTGTTCCCGATCACCGACGCGCTGGGCAACAAGTACACCTTCAACTTCCCAGCTGTGGAAGTGGACGGCGAGCTGCCCAACGGCGGCAAGCGCGACCTGATCGAGGTCACGCTCAATTACACCGTGGCCAAGCTCAGCCCGACCATCACCCGTGAAGCGGCTGACCCAGCACCGTAAACCCCTTTGACTGCCTCGGCTTGAACGCCGGCCGGGGCGGTCCTTTTATTGGCGTGGCGTTGAGGATTTGTCATGGCTCTGCAACTGACCAAGAAAGACCAGGCACCCGCCGGCGCGCGCTGGGTGGAATTCGACAAGGACACGAAGGTGCTGCTGGCTGGCATCGACAATGCCGAGTACCAGGTTGGCCTGGAGCGCATGCGCCGCCGTATCGCGCGCAACGATGCCCGCTTCGAAGAAGGTCAGGTAGGGGTAGTGGCGGGCGAGCTCACTGAGCACCAGAACCACGCCATGCTGCTGGCTCACTTCATCGTGAAGGACTGGTCCGGCGTTCTGGATGCCGAAGGCAATCCACTGAAATACGGCCCTTCGGTGGCAGCGGAGCTGCTGGAAAACAGCCTGGACTTCTTCTTGTTTGTACTTCGCGGCGGATCGAGCGTTGCCACTGAAAGCGCTGAAGAGCTGAAAGACACGGTGGGAAAGCCGTTGCCCGATTCGAGTGGGAAAAAGAGTGGGCGGGCGGCCAGGCCGAAAAGCGTAGCCTGATCTATAGCCGCCTAGGCTTTGAACTCCCCGATGAACCGCCGAACGACCCTATCACGGCCTACCTGCTGAACACCTTCCGCAACGTCGCTCGAGGGCGGCGGTTCCTGTCGACAATGGCTGGTGCATTCCCGCTGCCGTTATCCGCTCGGGAAATCTCCGACTGGCTGGACTCGCACCCTGCGCCGCTCCCACGCGATGAGATCGATGCGGTCATGTTCGCCCTGGATGCGGTGTGCCTGGACGACAACGATGATTGACAACCAACATGACGCGGCATGGCCGCAGGAGATACCTATGTTTTATAACGCTGAGATTGTCAGATCTGAAAATTTTGAAGATGGTGTTGCAGGCTGGGAGTTGGGGGCAGATGGCTCGATTCGATTCTTTGGATCATCGTCGAGCCATTTGCTCAACGTGGTTACAGGCTTTGATTAATCCACTTCAGAGCCTGCTCTTGGTCATTGGCCAAGGCTTCTAGTGTTCTGCGGTACGATACGAGCGCTTCGGGCGTACTGATTCCTGCAGGCGGCTCCGAGATGAATTTCTGAGCGACTAACTTTAGTGCTTCGTTGTTGAACCCCGGCGACGCCTTCAATGCCAGAGCTATAGCTAGAATTGATTGTTGCAGTCCAATCTCATTAGGGGTTGCCAAACTTTCGTTTTTACTCACATTGACCTCCAGGTCATAAACGCGCCGATATTGGCGCTATCCCAGTCCTTGGGCTTGCAGGCGTAGGACTGGGAAATCCTTGCGTGTGGCAGGAGGCTACTACTGGCCGATGGTCGGGCGTTACTGGGGATTCGTACAGGCTGCTTTGGCGCTTCCAGTGGATGGTGGTAGATTGCCGCTATCTACAGGGAGAGAAAAAATGAGGGCGATGCACGGTGTTATTGCTTTAGCGCTAGGGTTTTCTGCACAAGCGTCTGCGAAGGACTTCACATCAGAGCAAAAAAACAAGCTCCAAAATGTCGTCAGGGAGCAGCTCTTGGACTCAGAAAGCGCGAAGTTCAAGTTAGGGAAATATCAAGGCGGTACTGTTTATTGCGGCCTGGTCAATTCGAAAAATAGTTTCGGTGGCTATGCGGGCAATGCCGTGTTCCAGGTGTTTGTACTGCCATCGGGGGGATTTCAATTCCTGGGCATGGGTGATGGTGATAGCTCGAGCGTTCCCAGTACGACCATCACGCAAAGCTGCGCTGAGCACGGCTATACATTCTGAATAAACCATATCCTCAAGACCCGCTCAGGCGGGTTTTTTTACGCCCGGAGAAAAGTCATGACGCAGACATCTCGTCTTGTTTTGGAAATTGATAGTCGGGATGCGGAGCAAAAGGCGTCAGACACAAGAAAAGCACTCGAGGCGCTGGAAAGCGCAGGCCTACGTGTAAAGCCCGCAATGGACAAGGCGGGCGGCGGCCTAGATAGAGCCGGCAAAAGCGCGGCCGGCGCAGAAAAGACATTTGCAAGTCAGCGCGAGGAAATTGAGCGCTTGCTCGGTAGGATTGATCCGCTGAGCAAAAAGCTTGGCGAGCTCGACCGGCAAGAGCAAGAGCTCGCACGGCACCGAAAAGCCGGAACTATCGATACCGACACTTACACCGATTATCAGCAAAAAATCACGACCACTCGAAACGAGCTAACCAGGTTCAGTGACTCGCTTACTCGCACTGGAAATACGGCCAAGCAGACCGCCGCGGCATTGCGCGGCGTGCCTGCGCAGTTCACTGATATTGCCGTGTCGCTGCAAGGTGGCCAGGCGCCGCTGACTGTATTCCTGCAGCAGGGCGGCCAGCTCAAAGATATGTTCGGTGGGGTAGGGCCAGCAGCTAAAGCATTGGGTGGATATGTTGTAGGCTTGGTAAATCCTTTCACGATAGCGGCAGCTGCTGTCGGCGTACTCGGCTTGGCGCTCTATGACGCAGAGAAAGAGGCGTCCGAATTCAATAAGGCGTTGTTCTCGGGTTCGGCAAACACTGGGAAAACCACCATCGGGCTTTCATCTCTTGCCAAGGATGCTTCATCTCTTACTGGTAGCTTTAGCGAAGCAAAGGCGGCGGTTATCGCGCTTTCTGGGGTGGGCAGACTAAGCGAGGTTCAATTCTCCAACCTTGCAAAAGCTGCGGTTTCGATCGGGGAGTTCACCGGCAAGAGCGCTGCCGAAGTGGCGAAGTCACTTGGCGATATGGGTAAGAACGCGACTGAGGCCGCTCAAAAGGTGAGTAGCCAATATGGATTGTTATCGAGCGCGCAATACGAGGTGATCGCCGCACTAGATAAGCAGGGCAAAACCCAAGAAGCATTGGATGTGCTCAGCGAAGCGCTAAATAAGAACGCTGAAACTAGGCTGGCAAAATACAAGGCGTCCCTATCTGGTTTGGAGAAGGCCTGGGATGATGTTGGCACCTCAATTTCGAATGCATATAGGAACGTGCGTTCTGAGTTGTTTCCTGATTCTGCAAAAGAGATCGAAATCATTGAGCGTATTCTGAAGACCAGGCAGGAGGGTGGGCTTGCTGGCGCAGTATCAAGCGGGCTGAGCAAGCTCAATTCTTCTCTAGGCTTGGCTGATGGCGTTAATGATGATTCTAACGAGGCTCTTCAAAAGAGGCTTGCGTCACTTAAGGCCCAGGCAGAACTCGCAAGATCTACCGCTGCGGCAGAGGGTGAGGCGACAAGAGCTGAGCAGGCCAAAATAGAAGCAGAAGGCAAATGGGGGGAGCTGGTCAAAAAGAATTTAAACGATCGCGCCAGGCTTGAGGACGACATCAAAAACGCAAGGAAGCTAGGCCTAGAAGCCGGAAGGTCTCAGGTCGAAATAGACAAGGAAATATTGGCAATCCAGGAGAAATTCGAGAAAAGCCAAGCTAAAACTAAAGCATACCGCGAAGACGCTGGCATGAAGGCGCTGGACCAAGCTCGTCAGCAGTACGCCGTGTTGAAAGAACAGAACTCCCTCATTGGCGTCCAGAAGGGAGAGGTCGACAAGCTCGGCGCGGCTGGCCAGGCTCTGATCAAGTGGGAGCAGGAGCTGGCCGACATCAAGACCAAGAAGACGCTGACAGCTGATCAGAAGTCGCTTGTGGCAAATCAGGAGCTCATCACCGCCCAGCTGAAGAAGAACGCGGCGCTCGAAAAAGAGGGCGCTCTCCGAAAAATAGCCAACGATGAAACCCAGAAGCTTGCGGCGTTCCAGACCAACCTGGCCAGCCAGCTCTCTAAAGCCCAGATCGGCCTGGATAACAACTTGGCCGGCATGGGCATGGGCGATCAGATGCGCCAGCGCCTGCAGGAGCAGCTGAGCATCCAGCAGCAGTATCAAACGCAGCTGGACGCGCTGGAGCAGCAGCACAACGAAGGCCGGATCAGCGACAGTCTTTACGGTAAGGAAACGGAAGCCCTGCGTGCGGCACTCCAGCAGCGGCTGACCATGCAGCAGGGGTATTACTCTGCTGTTGATCAGGCCCAGTCTGATTGGTCGCTCGGAGCATCCTCGGCGCTTCAGACCTACGCCGAGCAGGCCAATGATGTCGCTGGGCAGACCCGCAACCTGTTCACCAATGCTTTCGGCAACATGGAAGACGCTGTGGTGAACTTCGTGAAAACCGGGAAGCTGTCGTTCAAAGACTTTGCCGACGGCGTTGTCGCTGACCTGATTCGAATTCAGGTGCGCCAAGCGGCTGCCGGGTTCCTCGGAATGGCTTTTGGCGCCATCACTGGAGGTGGTGGGGCGGCTCTAGGGCCGGCGGTCATGACCGGCAGCAGCCAGACCATATCCCGCGTCGGTTTCTCTGGCGGTGGATATACCGGCGATGGTGGAAAGTTTGAGCCGAAGGGCGTTGTCCACGGTGGTGAGTTCGTGGTCAAGAAGGAAGTGGTAAGCCAGCCTGGCGCGCGTGAGTTCCTTGAGCGCATGAACGCCAACTCGAATGGATACGCCGACGGCGGCTACGTCAATCCTACGCCCGCAGCAGCATCCAGCAGCACCACGCAGAGCATCGCAACCAATGGCGGATCACCGACCATAACTCAACAGTTCAGCTTCCAGGGCAACCCTGACGATGCAACCATCAGCCTTGTGAAGGATGCCGCTTATCAGGGCGCCAAAGGCGGATACGAGATGGTGATGCGTGATTTGAAGCAGAACGGACCCATTCGCCAGCTGATCGCACGGCGCTAAGCCTTTAAGGAGTAACGCATGGCTCTTACGTGGCCTGCTTCGCTGCGCCCGTCAGAAATGACGTGGGGCATAGTCAACAATGGCCGTGCGTTCACGTCGACGCTTTCGAATGCTCAGCAGATCGTTGGTTACCCGGGCGCCTACTGGCAGTGCACGCTGACCTTCGGTTTGCTGACCAGAGCCCAGGAGCGCGAGCTTTCGTCATTCCTTGGAAAGCTGGACGGGATGTTCGGCACGTTCAACATGCCGGCGTTTACCCGTCGGCGCACGTTGAGCATTGGATCGCTGACTATTGTGTCGGGGAATGCACAGGCAAGGTCAATGGTCCTGGCTGGGGCTGCGCCAAGCTCGGCGATATTCAGTTCGGGCGACTACATCACGGTTGCAGGCGAGATGTTCGAGGTTACCGATCCCGCAGCGTCCAGCGCCCAGGGCCAGGTCACGGTGATGCTCAATAAGCGCATCAGAAAAACCCTTACCGCCGGTGCTGCAGTTGAATACCTCAACCCGTATTCCGAAATGCGCATGACGTCCGATACCTGGTCTATGTCCGTCAGGCCCGTTGTCGCCAACGGCTCATACCAATTCAGGGAGGCGTTCTGATGCCATCAGCTTTTCCATTCAGCCAGAGCGTGGTGAACATCATAGCTACCGGCAAGTTCATGCCGGTGTACGCGGTACAGCTGGACTTCGTGGACGGCATGGTGTTTGCGCATACCGGTACAGGTCAGTTGGTGGTGGACGGGATCACGTACGAAGGCGTCGGCGATTTCGGCCAAGTCAGCCAGTCGCAGGAGAGCGACAACTCAGGCTCGCCTATGTCTGTCGACCTCACGCTGAGCGGCCTTGACGCCTACATTCTTTCCGAAACCAATATCAGGGGCTGCAGGGGCAGGGCAGCCAAAGTTCTTTTCATCGTATTCGACGAGGCCGGCAACTACGCCGCCGATATTTTGTTCTCTGGGCGGATGGATGCCGCCAAATTCTCGTTCGCCGGCAATGGCCAGGAAGGCAACAGCATCACAGTGCCGGTGGTGGACCGCATGGCCGAATGGAGCCGCACCGGCACCGAGCGCTTCACAGACGAAAATCACCGCGCACGCCATCAGGGCGACCGCTTCTTCTACGCCATCGCGCAGATGTCCGAGTGGCCAATCTACTGGGGCTCCAGCAAGGACGCGCCGGCATTCACCTACGGGGATTAGCGATGCGATATCGCGATTGGACCATGCGTCTAAACGAAACAATCAAGGCTGCCCAAGGGCGGCCTTTTTTATGGGGAGAATTTGACTGCTGCCTGTTCGCCGCCGATTGCTCTGCTGCCATATGCGGTGTCGATCCGGCTGCCGACTATCGCGGCAAGTACAAAACCGAGGCTGGGGCCAAGCGCCAGTTGAAGCGCAAGCACGGAAGCCTGGAAGCGGCATGGGACGCCTGCTTTCAGCGGGTGGCGCTGGCATTCATTCAACGCGGTGACGTGGTGCTGTACGACGCGCCAGGAGGTCGGAGCATGGCCGTCTTCTGGGCAGGTGATTACTGGTCGGCAACCGAGGACGGCGCCCACCGCATTGAGTGCGAGCCTAAAGCCGCCTGGAGGATCGAATAATGAGTGGTGGCGTTAAGAAAATTGCCTCAGTCGTCGTTGGCGCTGTCATCGGTTTTGTTCAAGGTGGCCCCGTCGGCGCTGTAATCGGTGCAGGCCTGGCGTTCTACGCAGCCGAACAACAGGAAAAGCTCAATACCAAGTCCCCGCTAAGGGATAACGAGCCGTCGGCACAGACGGTAAGGTCGTCCAAGGCGCCTGTACGCTTCATCCTTGGACGAGTCGCTACTGGCGGCGTGTTGGTCTGGGCCCAGGAGCAAAAGGGAGTACAGATGGAGGGAGAGTGGCTGCACCTGGTCTACGTGCTGTGCGAGGGCTCTGTTGATGCTCTCGAAGAGATATTCCTGGGTGAAGAGCCGATTTCCTCGTTTGGCGCTTATGCCAGCTATGAGCTGGTAGTAAATCCAACCCAGGTAAATGCATTCTTAAAGGCTAACTGCCCCGACTGGAAGGATGTGCAGATTGGTCGCGGGCTGTCCTTTGTTCGACTATCGCTGATGTACAGCGCCGAGAAGTTTCCATCCGGCATACCGGATGTTCGCTTCGTTGTCCGTGGTCGCAATGACATCTTCGATCCTCGCACCAATACCAACGTCTACAGCGCTAACACAGCGCTCCACATACTTTGGTATCTGCGCAATCGTTGCAACGTGCCAGATGATGAGATCGTGTTTTCGACTTTCGCAAGCGCGGCCAACGTATGTGACGAAGCGCTAACCAACGCTGATGGCTCTGTGAGCCAGCGCTATCGCAGTGCCTGCGTTATCGGTGCGGATGAGCTGAAATCCGGCGTTCTGCAAAAGCTTGAGGCTGCATGCGCGGGCAGACTAATCCGAGTTGGCGGCCGATGGATGCTTCAAGCCGGTGCCTATTACGGCCCCTATGACTTCGAAATTACTGAAGATATGGTGATCGGTACCGTCGGAGGAAGCACAGAGCCAACCAATGATTCTGCCATCAATACCGTGCGCGGCACCTTTATTGACCCGTCGCAGTCTTGGACGGAAACCGACTATCCAGAGGTAAGTGTCGCTGAGTGGATCGCCGAAGACGGCGGTGAAGCAGCTGAAACGCTGACCTATTCCTACGTTACCGATGCCTACCAGCCACAGCGCCTAGCCAACATTGAGTTGCGCCGGCGTCGCGCGGGCGGCGTTATAACGATCCCAATGAATTTCTCGGGGTACAACTGCCGGCCAGGTCGCGTGGTTCGCGTTAACCTGCCTTCGCTCAACATCCTCGGCGAGTTCATCGTGACCAACTGGTCGATGGGCGACAACGAAGGCTGCAACGTCCAGGTCCAGCAATACGAGGCCGCGATCTTCGACGACGCGGTCGGGCAGCCATATGACCCGCTGGGGTTTATCAACCTGCCGTCGGGTGGTCTTGGGTCACCAACAGATCTAACTTGGAATCAGGAAACTGGAGCAGAGGTAGTCCAGGGTGTGCTGTCCTGGGTTGCGCCGGCGGGCATTGTTACCGAGTACGCGGTTATTGTCCGGCAGGGCTCGGGGGTTGCGCAGTCTCACACGATCCAGGCCGCGAGCAACAGCTGCCAAATCAATGGCCTGCCATCTGGCAGCTACACGATGAGCGTTGCGGCAATCGGCCCAATGGCGCGCTCTGGCGAGGTCACCATCACAGTAAGCATTGAGGGGCCGCCAATCCCGGAATCTTGCTCTGTTCAGTCCTCGATCGACTCCATCACCCTGACGCCGAACAACGTGCTTCACGGCCTGAATGGCGGGACGTACGAATATTTCTTCAGCGTTACCCCACAGGCAACCGCTGGCGAATCAACCTATCTGGGGCAGGGCCTGAGCTTTACACACACCGGCCTTGCGTTCTACACGAACTACTATTACTTCATCAGGTCTGCAAACGCGTATGGAAAGAGCGCGTTCCTTTACGTGCCCACCGCAACCTCCAACAACGTGGGCACCTATCTTGATGCTATCAAGGGGAAGGTTGATGAATCATCGTTGGCTCCAGCCCTCAACGGACGTATCGATCTGATCGATGGCGATGGGCCTGGCTCCGTAAACGCTCGAAATGAGCAGCTTAGAAAGGACCTAGAGGAGCAAATCAAGTCATACGTTGATGCGCTGTTGTGGGACGCAGCAAAGGCTTATGCCAAGGGTGACATCGTTCGCCAGGGGAACAAGCTGTACCAAGCCCTGGCGGCTAACAGTGGCTCGCAGCCTCCCAGCGAAAACTGGAAAGACGTCGGCGACATCCTCACTG